GAAGTGTTCTAAAATATGGAAAACGATCACCATCTAAATTAAATTTTAACATGGCTCTTTCTTGTGCTTCGTTTGCAGCTTTACGAGTAAATGCTAAATATGCAATCCTCTCAGGTTTTATACCACGTGATATTGCATCTTCAACTATATTTAACAAAGTTGTTGTTTTGCCAGTTCCTGGTGGTCCAAGTATTATTTTAACTCTTTTCATTTATTTTTAGCATTGTTCCAAAAAGTCCATATTTTACTTTTATCAACTTTAATATTATCTCTTAAATGTATTTTTAAATTTTCCCAATGAGCATATATTCTTCTTGACATCTCTGGATTCGATTCTTTGTGTTCAGCAACTATCAAACTGACTGCTGAATTAATAATATAAATAGATCTTTCAAGTTCTTTATCATCCATTTAAAAATCCTCCTCAACTGTTGATGGTATATCAAGATCCTCATCTTCATAAAACTCTGGTGCAGGCACAGACCAAACTTTTACTGCTTTGCCTTTTATTTTAAAAGTTTTCCTGTCACCTCCTAGATTCCTCAACCAAGACCATATTTGATGTTGACTTGAATAACGATATCTTCTTGCCTCTAAATATATAAATAAATCTTCTGATCTGAAATAAACTTTTTGTTCATCTTTGCTGTGCCATGGTTTGGCATTCATTATTTCATCTTTCTGTCTGGCTTGGACTTTACCTGTTAAAAATGCATCCAGTGCTTTTTCAAACTGACCTTGTGGTGATGCGTCGTCTGGGTCAACTATTACTTCAACACTCTGCAATAGTTCATTTATCCTTTTCTCCCATTTTAATGCTGGCATCAGGCTAGGACATTTATTTAATTTTTCAACACACATCTTTTGTAGCTGTCTTTGGTCAAGTAATTGCTGGGTTGTGACTTCTATTCTTTCACCTTGCATTTCTACATACCATCTTACAGAAGATTTATTTTCAGTTTCATATTTTGTTATGGCATCAACTTCAATCGTCAGACCACCACCAATACCTCCAATGCCATATTCTCTTCTCATGCATTTTGACTTCTCACAATAATTACATATTGGTGTCTGCTTACAAGTATATGCATAATCTTTTTTGCTGACTGCTTTTATTAATCCATTTACTTCACTGGATGGTAATGGACTTGAAACATTCTCATAATTAAACTTCATTAAATCTTCTTGCCAGTCGTCTGGATTTTTCTTGCGATAATAAACACCAACATTGAACAAAGAATTATTACGACCACCTTCAGGAAAACCCATCGTCATTATATGTTGAAGGCATGGTGGACCATCACTAAACATATCTGTTAATTGAGTTTTAAAATTTTGCAGCTTATCATAAGTTGTTGTTTTCTTTTCTGCGAGCTCTATAAAATCTTTTAAACTTAATTTTTTGCCATTATAGATTGCATGTCTCTCTGTTTTATCTCCATCCCAATAACAAAGATTTATCCAGTTTCCTCTATCACGTTCATTGGCTCTTGATATTTGCTTGGGGAATATTTCTGCTCCACCATAACCTAATTGGGCAGCAAACTCATTTAACTTGGCAACCATATCTATTGCAGCAATCGCAGGTTTACAAAATAAATATAAATGAGCACCACCAGATTTACTCCTGCAAAGTATCAATGGTGTTTTTCTAATTTTCTTTTCTAAACTTTCAAGTGACTCATTTAATTTTGATTCACCACGAATGTCAATATCAATAACTCCAAAGTTGCAAGAGTTATCAAGTTTCAACATTATGATCCCTAATATATAATCACCACCATTTAAGTGATGTTTAAAATTTTCTTCTGTTGCTGGTTCACTGACTGTTACAGCACGACCAGACATCTTGCCATCTGCTTCTTGTTTTTTAACTCTGTACTGACCATGAGCAAGTTCATAACCAGCGAACAGATTCATAAATCTTTTTATCATTTATATTCCTTTTTAAAAGTGCAGCTGGAGTTGGGTCCATTAAGTAAAGCGAGAGGACAACTCCAAACTGCACCTATTCATTCCCCGAGAAAACATGCCTCATGCCATGACCCATGAGGGGAGAATGAAACTACATTACATCATCTTGTTCGTCTGGTGATACATTAACCTCACCTGATGTAACCTTGCTCTTGAACTTCCTTGCTGCAAGATATATATCCTGACCATTTGGAAGTTTTTCTAAAATGCCACCTGACTTGGCATCAAAGAGTATTTCGATATTCCAACCGAACCAAGTGCCATTGTCATTCTTTTGTGGCACTGTTGTAAGTTTATAGGCAGTCCAAAACATAGCAGGATTCATAACACCTTCACCATCTGGTCTTGGAATCTGTAATCTATTTATCATAGAGTTCCATTGCTTTGCCTTGCGTAATTGAGATGATGCCATTGATATCATCGCAGGTGAATATAAAGTTCCGTCAATAACATAAACCATATATTCTGCAGTTGGCACAACTTCATTGCCAACATCATTAAAATATTTTCCCAACTCATTTTGTTTACAAGTTGTTAAAATAAAAGGATCATTGCCATGATCTTTTACCAAACCACCTCTGTCTGGTTTCCATTCTAGATGTGTTCTGCGATAACTAATTGGCACCACAGTAATACCTTTTTCACCATCAATGACATCAT